TCTAAACAACAGAGGTTCTAATATTTCATTAGGTGGTATTACTATAAATACCCAACCCAACCAAAACCCTTCTGAGATCGCTGAAATGGTGATTCAACAAATCGAACGTAGATTATCTCAACAATATGCTGTGTAGGTAAAAAATGATATTGGAACCCATAGCTAACCCTGATGTTTTAGAAAGTTTACCTACTGTAACTAAGACTTATAGTAGGTCGTTGTTAACTGATGTAAATGGGGAGGTATTGTATCAGTTTCTATTCAACCCTGAGACATTAAAGTTCAATAAAAGTGTCAATTACTCTGAAGTGAGTGTAGGTGGTACAGCTATTCAACCAATGTATTACCGAAACACAAGTGGTACTACATTGACATTGGATAATTTACTATTTGACACTTATAGCGATAATAGATCCTCTAGAGAACTTATCGAAGGGTTAGGACGACTTACATTACCAAGTACTGAAACATTAACACCTCCTTTAGTAATATTCGTATACGGCAGTTTTATATTTGGACCCGCCATATTAAAAGACTTACGATGGGAAACGATCGCTGTATTAAATGGTGAACCTGCTGTTGGTACTATATCGATAAATCTAACGCAAGTACCGTCATCGACATTACCTAACGCTTTTAGTACTAGACGAGTAAAATTAAATTACACTGCGATCGTTACTACCGATAGTAGTAATAGTAGTGGTAGTAGTACTAATACCGTACCGGCTCCTACGTTAACTGATCGCCAGAAAGAAGAAGTGCGTAAGAAAGTGTTAGATTATATTGGATCTAACCTTAACAAATTTCCTGTCGATATTAGAACTGAGTACACCGCCAAAAGATTAATCATATTAATACCTTCGGCTAACGAAATAAATATGGCTAGTGGCGGAAGAACATTAGGACAATTTGGATCTTACAATATCGAATCTCAACAATTAGAACCTTTAGCGACGTTTAGGTAATATGGCTACTCTATTAAATGTACAAGCGGGTCAAACGTTAAGCACGATCGCTAGTCAACTGTATGGTAATCCATCAGTGTTTAGAGAGTTAGCGGATGAATTTAACATTGACGAATTTGATCCGACTGAAACTATTACTGGTCGTATACTGGAAATATCAGACCAGTTAGAATCGCGTATAAAAGCTAAAGCTGAAGAATTAGAGGGTGTTTTCAGTCTATTTGACGATAAAAGATTTGAAGAAATCGATTTAAGTCAGTTAAAAACTGTAGATGGGTTATCCTCACAGCAATTAGTATCGTGGTTATTGTAGTTGCTACATCTATATAAGTAGAAGAAACGGTATTTTCTTACAGAATGGCCTACGCAAAAATTCTCATTGGTGCTGGATCTACAGAAATCGCTGATAGCGACGATCGCGATCTACGTACTTACGAATTTAATTGGGGTGATGGTCGTTTAATCGATGTCAATGTCACATTGAACGAAGGAAATAATCTATCAACGTGCAGTTTCTCTATTTATGACAAAGATCGTACTATAGCCAATGATTTTTTCACCTATGTAAAGAGCGTAGACGGTCTAGAACCTAACCAACTACAACAAAGGACTAATAATACTCCTGTTAGTTCTAGCATTGCTGGTGAACCTCCTAGCGGTGGTGTATATGGTGGTGTAACTCTAAGCCAGACTCAAGTTGATAACGCATTTAAGGTGGCATCTTCTGTAAAAGCTCTTGGCGGATCTATTAGAGATATTGAAACCGCATTAATCACTGTAATGCAAGAATCGAGTCTCGTATTTCAAAAAGACGGCGATCGCGATTCTGTAGGTTGGTATCAACAAAGAGAACCTTGGGGTGATTACGCCACTCGTACTGATATTGGCGGATCTACTGGATTATTCCTAAAAGGTGGTAAAGCTCCTGGCACTCCTGGTTTATTCTCTTGGACTCCTAGAAACCAAAATCCTTCTGGATATGATCGCGCTGTAGCCGCTCAAGGTGTACAACGATCCGCGTTTCCTGATAAATACGCTTACTGGTTGCCTATGGCAGAAGCGTTAGTTCAAGCAATGAATGTGGACGTTGTATCAAATGTTACTGACGATACTCAAGATAGTTTAGCGATCAATACCACCCCTAGTTCAGTAGAAAGAGAGGCCACTTTAGCTGGTCAACAGATTACGATCTTTTTGGGATTCGATAATAAACCTTCAGTCGGTTATAGTTTCATTCATACGGGTATACAATATGACCTTTATGACAATAGCATACTTAAATTTAACGGTACGGCTGCTGCTTTTGTATTACACCAGTCTAAGAAAAATTCGGCATATATTAACATCACGTTAAAAGAGTTAGCTGAGAAGATATCGGCCAACTACGGTTTAACAGTGGATATGACTGTAGAGGGACCAAAGTATGTTTATATACAGCAAAAAGCTGAAACCGATTGGGATTTATTAACCAGAGAGTGCGATCGTATTGGTCTTATAATTAAGAACGTCGGTGACAATCGCATTCAGATAAAAGCGAGATCTGAGATGTTAGTGGATCTTCCTGTGTGGAGATTAAAGTTAGGTGAAAATCTAACCAATTTTTCAGTATCGCACAAAGCTAATTCTACACAAGGGGCTCGTAGTGCTGAACCTGGTGAGTTAACTTCTACAGGTATTAAAAAGTATAATATTGACCCTGATACAGGTTTATTAGTACAAGAAGATGATATTAAAAGTGAAACGTTAGGTTCTCAAAGTACAGCGGCTACATTAGGTGTAAATTTAGCTAGTATCAAACCTTTAACTGATGGTGTATCAGATTTAATAGATCGCGATCGCAAACTTAACGAACAACGAGTAAAAGGTATTGTAGCTAATTTTGAAACTCCTACCACCAACGAACTACTTAAACTGACACCAGATGATATTTTACTAACAGAAGGTGTTACTGAGTTTTTAGATCGCGTGTGGGTTATCGAAGAAGTTTCTCATAGTTTATCAGCATCTTCTGGTTGGAAAACTACGGGTACTGTCTATAGTCCTTTGCGTAATAAATATCCCACCCAAAACGGTTCTGTAGACACTTCTCAAAGCGATCAAAAGAATCCTAATGGGTTTATATTTCCAACCAAAACTAGACTGATAACATCACCTTTTGGTCCTAGATCTTCAGGTCTACATAGAGGTGTTGATATTGGTACTCCTACAGGTGAAGCGTGTTTTGCATCAGCAGATGGTGTAGTTAGTCAAATAGTTACAAATTGCAAAGTAGGCGATCGTTCTTGTGGTGGACGTTACGGTAACGTTGTCTATATTACACATCCTGGCGGTTTTGAGACCCGTTACGCTCATTTAAGTAGAGTAGAAGTAAGTCAAGGTCAAACCGTGTCTCAAGGTCAATTGATAGGGCTTACAGGCAACACTGGTGACTCATCGGGACCACATTTACACTTTGAAATTAGGCAAAATGGAACAGCGAAAGATCCATTACAGTTTATCAAATGAATTTTCTTTCTAAGTTAACAGAATTACAAGACACGGCTAAATTCGCTAATAGTTTGATAGGGCGTAATATAGCTCCTTATTTAGCGATCGTTTCTAACAACAATGATCCTGAAAATCGTAGACGTATCAAAGTCGTTAATCCTGCTAATCCACAATTAGAAACTCATTGGATAAGACGATTAGATACGACACAAGGAAAAGATGAACCCTTACCAAAGATAGGACAAACTGTTTTAGTTTTATGTATTGATGGTGTAGATACTAACGCCTTCTATCTATATTGCGTAAATGACACAAATCCTCCCCTAAATAAAAATAATGTGGCTGAGGATTTTATGTACAACCTTGATGGTAGTTACACTATTACAGCAGATCGCACTATAACGCTACAAACAGCATCAGGAGGCGTTATAACCGTTAATACTAATGGTAATGTATCAGTACAAAGTCCATCAACTGTGACGCTTACAGCCCCTACTATTAACCTTACAGGCGATGTTGCTATAACAGCATCTTCTGTTGCGATCAATGGACAACAGATCGCAACTGTAGGAGCCCCTGATAATAGAGGTGATGTCCTAACTGGTAAAGGATGGTAATCAATGATAACTGGTGTGAAATACCCTTTTGAAATAGAAAACGGCAATCTAAAAGTAGTCAAGGATGATGATTGGGCTCAGAGTGCGATCAGACATTATTTAGATACTTACCCGTTAGAAAATCCTATGAGAAGTTCTTACGGTTTTAATCCTGGCTTATTCGATACGAGAACGTCCACTACTTTTATAAACTTAAAAGACCGTCTACAAGCGGCAATACCAGACGTGGATATTGAAGTTGTTAGCGATTTAGAATCTCTAAATATTTTCTATTCTTATAGAGGTTCTGAAGATACAAAGTTATACGTTTACAGGTGGACCTAATGGCCGAAGTTGATACAAGTAAGATTGAAGCTTATATCCCGTTAATCGACGATCGCTCAGAAGAAACGATCGCTTCCCAAGCTCAGGATCTTATTCGGTTTCTATCCAATAACCAATTAAACGATTTCAGTGATGGTAACCCATTAGGAGTCCTTGTAAGAGCCCTGTCGTTCGCTCAGGCAGAGTTTTTATATAGAACGAATAAATTACCTCTGTCACTTGTACTAACGTTTCTAGGGGCTGCTGGCGTTACTAGAACACTTGCTACTAAAGCTGTAGCCAATGTTACATTCACATTGAGTTCACCACGTAACACCCCTTATCAAATACCTGCCGGTTTTGAGGTAGTATCTACTTCTAACAATCTACGATTTTTCACTAAAAATATTCTAACGATACCTGCGGGTTTTATCAATGGCACCGTAGACGTTGAAGCCGAAAAGACAGGATCAGAATACAACCTACCTGCTTTCTCTATCTCTCGTATTACCCAACCTTTAGCTTTTCTATCCAGTGTCATTAATAATTCTCCTGCTTCAGGTGGCGGTGATGCTGAACCCATCGAAGATGCGATCAATAGAGGCTTTAGAGAAGTTCGTATAAGAAATCTAGTATCTGAATTAGATTTTGAACAAGCCGCTGTTACAGTTATGGGTGTTGGTAGCGCTGCTAAATGTATCGGTCTATTAGGCCCTGATAAAATTACGAAAACGCCTGGTGCTATCCATCTATTTTGTTTGTCTACAGAAGGTATACCAGCAGGTATCGGATTATTAAATAGCGTTCAGTCAGCTCTACAACCTAATATTTTATTAGGGACCACGTTGTATGTATCGGCAATGGAAGTATCACCTGTCGATATTTATATTACAGCTAGAATAGATGGTGCTATACCTGCCGCCACGATAGCTGATAATTTGGAAAACGCGATCAAATCTTATCTATCACCACAATCGTTTAGACCTGGTGAAACGCTTCATATCGAAGAAGTACGCCACCAATTACGTTTTGTAGAAGGTATTCAGTTTATCGATTATATATTGTTAAACGATTTGCCTAACAATATTGAACCTGACAATGCGTACTCGATTGTCCAATATCGTAGTCTGAATATTAAACTATCAGACGGACAAGGTAACGTATTTGAATTAGGACGTGGTGATCTTGATAATCTTTGAGGTTGGTTATGACGACTGAAGTTTATAAAAGATGGTACATCGACAACAAGCCAGCTTCAGGTTTATTACCAGGAATAAATGGTGGTTACACTGATAACGAGATATCTCAATGGTTGATGGCACCGTTCGATCGCACTCTTGTTGAAATTAGAGATAAGATTGACGATTATCCAAGACAATTAAACCCTCTTACGTGCGATCCAATGATGCTGGATTTTCTAGCACCTATGTTTGGATTCACCGATCAATATTGGAACACTATCTGGGAAGTTAACACAAAACGATCGTTACTAAGTAACGCCTTTAGTTTAATATGGCCTAAAAAAGGTACCAGTTTGGTATTAAGTTTTGTACTAAACGCTTTCGATATTCGCCATATTATCCAAGAAGGTCAAAGCTTTATTGTTGGTAAGAACGTAGTCGGAGATCCTTTAGGAACTATTTCTTGGGATTACAATATCATACTACCCTACGAATATTACGCCACGCCTAAAGAAATTCTAGCCAAAAAATTAGATTATCTTTTTGGTCCCTGTTGGTGTACTAAAGAGATCGTTTATTCGTCCGACTTTTTTGTTACTTACGAAACCCTTGGATTCCTAGATCAAGATAATTTCGTATTGTTGTCTTCTGATTACACCGACGCTCTTAGTATATAGGTTTTACTACGATGACTGAACAAATTTTAAGTAGAGATAGCGTAATCCTACGTCAGGTTTCAGACCTCGATATAGCGTCGAGCGTCGTTCTTACAGATACGTTAATTGTAGCTCAAAATAACGTACTTAAAAGGACTACGGCAGAAGATCTATTTGAAGTGGTCAACGAAGCCGCATTAAACGCCGTAGACGCCCTAGAAACTCAGATTTATACCGATCTAAACGGTTATGTTAATAACACTACCAATCAAAATATTGGTGGTACTAAGACGTTTACAGGTAGTGGTGTATTTGATAATAACGTTGTAGCAAAGCAAGGTTTACAACTTAATAATAGTGCTACTCAATTTGGTGGCGGTGCGGGTGTATTAGGATTGACCAATGCCACCACTGTACCTACCACTAACCCTACTAATGGTTTTGTTTTATATTCTAGTAGTGGTCTACCTATCGTCAGAAATTCTGTTGGCGATTTAGGTACTGTTGTCAATTTTAGTAGCGATCGTTTCTTTGTAAAAAACGGATCTTCTACCGTTGAGTTGTCGCCACTTTTATTAAACGAAACGACTGCTAATACTACAAACTATCAATTAGCGTTGACCGATTTAGGACGTGTCGTAACGTTTAATAGTTCTACTGCACGTAACCTTACTATCCCTGCAAACGCTATCGTAGCTTTTCCTACAGGGTCAGTTATCCACGTTTATAATATTGGTACTGGCACGATCACTCTTGTAGCTGCTTCAGGCGTAACTCTACAAAATTTAACAGGTACCATTCGCCAAAATCAAGCGATCGTGCTGCGTAAACGAGACACTAACGAATGGGTTATCCAAGGTCTTGCTATTGTCACTGCCGATATCGCTGACGGTTCTGTTACTACTGCAAAGATCGCTGATAGTGCCATAATCAACGCTAAAATAGCCGCCAATGCCATCAGTACTGATAAAGTTATTAATGGCGCGATCGATTTAGCAAAATTAGCTGACGCCGCAGTAGCAGAATCTAAAATTCTTAACGGTGCTGTCACTACCGGAAAGATCGCTGACGGTTCTGTTACTACTGCAAAAATCGCTGACGGTTCTGTTACTACTGCAAAAATCGCTGATGGTACTATTGTTACCGCTGATATTGCTGACGGTGCTATTACCACTACGAAAATCGTTGATGCAAATATTACTACTGCAAAGATCGCTAACAGTGCTGTAACCAATGCTAAATTAGCGGCTGATTCTGTAACTTCCGCCAATATTGTGGATGGTACTATCGTCACTGCTGATATCGCTAACAGTGCTGTAACCACTGATAAAATTATCGATGGTGCGGTTACCAGTGCAAAAATAGCAGACGGTACTATTGTCACTGCCGATATCGCTGACAGTGCCATTACTTCTGGTAAATTGGCGATCGATTCAGTGGCAACGGCAAAGATTGCTGATCTCAATGTTACTACAGCAAAAATAGCTAATCTTAATGTAACAACGGCAAAGATTGCTGATCTCAATGTTACTACTGGAAAACTCGCTAATAATGCCGTCACAATAGATAAAATAGCAGACCTTAACGTTACTACTGCTAAGATTGTTGACGATGCTGTTACGGCGGCTAAAGTGGCTGACGGCGCGATCGATGATGCCGCTAAACTAGCTACTGGAGTGGTAACCAATACCAAAATAGCTGATAGTGCAATTACAACTGCAAAGATAGCTGATGGTGCCGTCGCTTTAGATAAAATAGCTACTGGTGCCGTTACTACAACAAATATTGTAGACGGCAATATTACATCCGCTAAATTGGCTCCTAGTGCTGTAGCAACAGCTAATATAGCAAACGGTGCAGTCACAACGGCAAAGATAGCTGCTAACGCTGTTACGAGTGCTGAGATTGCAGACGCCACAATTGTTAGTGGAGACTTAGCCAACGATGCTGTTACCAATCTAAAAATTGCTGATAGTGCGGTAACAACCACCAAGATCGCTGATAACACGATTATTGCGGCCAAAATAGCTACTGCTTCTATCGTAGAGAGTAAAATCGCTAACGGTGCGGTCACAACCACAAAGATCGCTGACAGTGCGGTAACCAATGCAAAATTAGCTACTGGCGCAGTATCAACAACAAATATTGTGGATAGTAGTGTTACCGCCGCTAAACTAGCCACAGATGCCGTTACTAATACCAAAATTGCTGACGGTGCGGTAACAACCACAAAGATCGCTGATAACACGATTATCGCGATCAAAATGGCTGACTCTTCTATCGTAGAGAATAAAATTGCTAACGGTGCTGTAACGACAACAAAGATCGCTGACAATGCGGTTACTACGGCAAAGATATTAAATGCTAACGTGACTTCTGCTAAGTTAGCTAATGGTGCTGTAGGTACGGCTGCGATCGCTGATGGTGCTGTTACTACAGCTAAATTGGCTCTAGGAGCGATCGACGTTTCTAACGTTAATGGTGCTGCTCCCTTAGCTAGTCCTATCTTTACAGGCTCTCCTCAGGCCCCTACAGCCGCTTCTGGCACGACTAATAATGTTTTAGCTACTACAGCCTTTGTACAAAACGCGGCTTCTACAACGGCTGTGAACGTTGCTACAACTACCGCTACTAGCGTGGCAAGTAGTGTTGTCAGTAACTCTATTAACACTATTGTTGGTCGTCAGCGTATTGGAACTATCACCAGTAACGGTAGCCAAAGCACCTTGACGATTAACGCTAATGCTCCTTTAACTGGAGTAAAACGTTGGGGTTTTGATTGGAGCTTACAAGGCACCTATAACAACAATAACCAAAGCTTTATCTTCTTTAGAATCAACGGTGAAAGTGCCAGTAATTCCTATAGATCTATTGGTTTGTACGTAGCTTCTACCGCAGTACCTCTACCCAATGTTATATCTTTTGATTGGGGAAATTTATATAACGGCAATTTAATTGTTCTCGCTGTTTCTGGTGAAACTGGAACTAACTTAGGTGGAGGCACAGGAGGCACGGTGGAATTTAACTACCAATACTGGAAGTCCACTAGCGTTATGCACATTTCCCAAGTGCGATTGAGCGATTTAATTTATCAAAGCGGGTATTGGCCAGGTGGTTCTGCTGGTTTAAGTTATATTCAGTTCTCTAGTTATTCCAGGGATTTGAACGTATTTACTAACTTCCCATCAGGATTTACGGCTACCGTTTGGTGTGAGCAAACTATTTAATAAGGATTTTTTGAAATGGCAACAACGTTCTCCAAAGATTATACGATTATTAAGATTGGGAACAAGAGCTTTTCACTAGAAGAGTTTAAGGCTCTTGAACCTGGTTACACCTGTGATTACAGGTTTGAATATTTTGGACCGTTAGGGCATTGGCTATCTAACGGACCTGACGAAGATCGCGTAGCAGGGGGTACCTTAGAATTAGAAAATCGCCAGATCTATATCGATAGGATGCTACGAGGTGTATACGATCCACCTAACTGGAAAAACCTTGTTGATACGCTTATCGGTAATATCGAGATTCTGTCTATCCTACAGACTAATATACTGTTCCCTGTCCTTATAGCACGTCTACAGACGTTAAGAGATAGTGGCACCGCTATAGACGCTTCTGAACCACTGATCGCGCTTTGGAATAACCACGAATATTCGTTTATCGAAGAGCAAGTGGATGTTCTAAATAGTCTAGCGATCGCTAACAACGTGCCACTGATATTAAGCAATGCTGGTGTAATTCGATATAGTAGAGTTATTTAAGGACGAAAAATAATGGCTAATTTATTAGGTACGTTAAGAAACTCAGCAGGAGAAGCGATCGACGGTCGTTTAGACGTAAGGCTATCTAGAGGTTTAATCGACGATACTACTACTCCTGATAGCTGGAATCTACCAGTTACAAAATCGTTCGTTATCACCAGTGGCGTTGTTAATATAACGTTAATCGAAAGCGAAACGTCTCAAATCCCTTACGTCTTTGAATTTTTTCAAAAGATCGGTGAAACGGGATCTCCTGCTACCCCGATTTATAGCGATACTAGCTTATTTAGCTTTAATGCGATCGTTCCTAACGTAGGCACCGTTCAGTTTACTTCGTTAACGCCAACTGGTATATCTAACGCCAATTTAGATACTGGTGCTTTTACGATCGCACGATATCTAGCGAACGATCCAAACTTAATTGTATTGGTTAGATCGGATATCGTTTCGTCTGTAGAGTTTGACGGTATCACAATATCAACGAAGAAGTTTATTCCGAAACCGTTCGCAGAAGGTCTATTCGTAAAAAGCCTCTACGTTATTTCACCGTCTGGGTATAATAACTGGACGTTTCGAGTAGGATATACTGATGCGACAGGCGTTGACCAATTGGTTACTGGTGGTACAACCACTCAAAATACCGTAATCGCTGGTCGTAAGTATATTACAACCACGTATAACGCCGCTCTACCTAACGTGATTAATGGGGTCTATATCGAAGCCGTTGCTGGTAGTGGCGCTACCGCTCTTGATGCGTTCGCGTCAGTAAGTTATCAAAGAACCGTTTAGAAAAATAGTAGGAAATTATAATGACCAGACCGAATTTAATTTCAGGGGACGTTTGGGAGCCTTCTTTAGCAAACGCAGCAGGGTTTCCTATTCTAGACGGATCGGACGAATACGGTCACGGTCCAAAAGTAATAGACAATTGGTTAGACGATGGCAGCGATCAAATTAAAGCTCGTTTTTACGATTGGCGCAACCGTCTACAAGTAACCGTAACCAGTGGTCTAACTGTAGGCTGGAACTCCACGTCCGTTATTACTACTACTGGTAATACCGTATCGATCGCTGCTGGTACTTTAACGCTTCCTAATAATACGACAGGATTTATTTTCGTAAATTCTGATGGAGTGGTTGTACAATCGTCGAGTTATCCCCAAGTAGGGATTATTCTTTCTCGATTTATTACTAGCGCTGGCTCTACCACCTTAAACGATTTAAGAGGCCAAAGTATAGACGCGATCGCTCCTTTAGCCGTACCTACTAGCTCGACGTTTGCTATTGGCGATCTAAAGGTTAGTGCTAGAGTGACCGCTCCTACAGGATGGCTTTTATGCGACGGTGCTAGTTATACAACCGTAACCTATCCTGAACTATTTAGCGCTATAGGAACGACCTATAACTTACCTGGTGATCCTGGTGGTACCTTTAGACTACCTAATCTAGTAGGACGTGTTGTTGTCGCTGCTGGTAGCGGTACAGGGCTTACTCCTAGAACAGTAGGAGAACTGATCGGTTCTGAAACCGCTACGTTAACGATCGCTAATATCCCGTCTCACAACCACGGCGTATCGCAATCTGCCCACACCCACTCTATTACGACTTCGCCTCACTCTCACGGTGTTAGCGATCCCGGCCATAACCATAGCTTTTCTCCTGTTCCTCACTCTCACGGAGTAAACGATCCTGGTCACGCCCATACTACGGCTAACTATAGAATGGCGATCGTTTCGGGCCTACAACCTAATTCGTTCGGTGCTGAGCTTTCGTCTTCTGCTAATGCGGGATTACCGCAAGGCATCTTTCCTAACGGTACTGGTATCAGTATTCAAGCTAACAGCGCTACAGGAACAATTGGTGGTGCTGGTACAGGCGTAAATATCCAATCGTCCACGATTAACGCTTCGTCTAGCGCTTCTACGGCTAATATATCGATCACTAATACTGGTGGAGGTATACCTTTTTCAATTACTCAACCAGCGATCGTCCTTAATTACTTTATTAGAGCTAGTTAATTGTATCGTAATATACAAAACGCTTGTAGAGGCTTCTAGGGGCCTTAGAGAGCATATTTAAGGAAAACCCCCTTCAGGTTATATTGTACCTGAAGGGGGTTTTTCGTTCGTTGTAGGCGATTCTGGAAGGGGTTAATTCAGCTTATCGAAGATATTTTTAGCTTCGTAGTA